AAGCCTTTTGTTTTAGCTATTTTAATTAATTTGTTTTGCTCTTTTGTTAATGCTTGATCGATATTCATATCAATAATTTTTAAATTCAGATATTACACCCAACGTTAAGTTTAAAATAAAAGGGTTTATCGACCTCACCCCAAACGGTCTTTGGTATTCTTAGTAAGTAATTATGAATAAAACGAGTACATAAATTGGACACTTACTATAGTCAGAATACCCACTGCCTTATGGATCACTCGACAAAGTGGACCCCTTATGTCAGTCCTATATATGCACCCAAATCTTAAAGAGTCTTAATAAGCTCTATCTGTAATTTCGTCTGTCCTCTTAATTCTACGAACTTCTTAAGGAATTTCTTTTTGTTGATCTTGCTCTTAATAGCTTTACCTACTATACTAGGGTCTAGCCTTCTTTTTTCAGCTTCTTGAACTAAAAGCATTGGCCATTCTTCTATTTTAGCATAAGAATCATGAATCATTTGAAGCCTTCTTAAAAGGTATCCATGCTTTTTAAACCTTTTAAATCCAGGTACAGATACAAGCTTGCTTAGAGGCAGTGCTTCAAGTGGAAGACCTAAATCAAAACTATTTTCGACTGTTATATACTTGTTGTATATAGCAGGTTTAATATGAAAACCTATAGCACATACTAAAGGGGGTTTAGTACTGCTATTAGCTGGTATATAATATCTACACCCTCCTGATGAAGTACTTGATCGTTCTCCTTGGAGTAACATCCCAACAGCTGTTATGTTGAATACATCTTGTTTGGTCATAATCTTATAAATCTAACTCGTTTGAAAAATAAAGACCTACCGGATAACCGGCAGGCCTTCTTACACACACTCACTACTTCTTAAAGCTTAATTCCAGCAGCTAATAACGCGTCCATGTTGACGGTCTTAGCTGTTTTAGCTTCTTGAACAAAGATGTCAGTAACACGTAACACCATTTCACCGTCTCTGTTTTCAACTTCATTTACGTTGATCTTCACAGTAGTTCTCTTCATAGGTACTTCAATACCTTCGAAAGTATTGTCCTCATTAGCCCAGATTGAGCCTGTCATAAGGATACCTTTAAGGCTTTCAGCTCTCACTGTACCTTCGAAACCTTCTTCATCAGAAGCTTCGTTTTGAAGTACTTCTGCAATTGCAGGAAGATCAGTACTCAATACTGCCTTCAAGTTTACAATGTACTTATCAGAAGTTTCCCCTGTAGGGTCTTCATAAAGAAAAGGATTACCAACTACTGTGATATCCTTGTAAGTACCTGGGCCGTCTATAACAGCGTAAGAGGCTAACCACTCTTGTCTGAATAGGAACTCACCTTCTGCATTTCTTCTGTTAGCTTTTTTAGCTAAACCCAAAACTGTTGTCTTTTCTTCTTTTACTTTTTCTTCTTGTACCATCTTTTCTAGATTTTTTGTTTGTTAAATGTATTTGTATTTGTATTTGTATTGACTGTTCACCAACTAATGACTTTCACGAAAACTCCCATTATACATACGAGCTGGTGTTCGGTTAATCTTTTTCATTATCGAGTACATCGATTAGTATATGTAAAGCTTCATCTTTTGACTCTGCTTCAAACGCATCGAATACTCTAATTGTAAAGGGACTTATCTCTCCTTCGAGAGTATCTAGTTCACTGAAATACCTTCTTACTTGTATTGAACCAGATTCATGTACATATCCCCACCACAATGGAATGCCTTTAGGGTTATCTTCCATAATATTATAAGGTTAAAAGTTAAAATAAAGCTCGGTGTCCGGTTGCTTAAGTGTTTCAAACTGTGCTATGCACATGTTGTCTTTTTACACTCACTCATAGAGTTTTCAAGGCTTTCGGTTTTATTAAGCCGCTTCAACCGAGCTTATTTCAAGGGTGACTACTTATTATTGCACTCATATATGTCCACTTGTTAAAGTTATAAAAAATGGATAGCATGTTATTGTCTTATTGTAAGTAAATCAGTAGCTAGTGCTAAGTGATTGTAAGTATTGTAAGTTTATAGTAACTAAATAACCTAGGTGGTTAGTAGTGCTATAGATAGAAAGCATCATAGACTGATTACTTATTTGAATATGTGAGTATGTGAGTAGGATACTCGAAATGTAGGTGTATAGGATGAGAGGAATAAAAGAGTCTAGTACACTAACAACCTACAAACATACTTACATATAGTATTTAATACTCTAAGTCTCAAGTAGTTAGAAGTTAGTTACTAAGTACTAAATAACTCCCTAGGTTCCAAGCAAGTGGGCCCCCAAGTCTCAAGCAAGAGGGCCACCATTAATCAGCAAGGGCTTTTGAAAGAGCATAATTGCTTATTGAAGGAGCATAAGTTGCAAGTATATAAGTATTACGAGAGTTAGGAGATGATAGTAAGTAATAAGAGTGTGTGATTAATTAAAACCACACACCCTTTTAAAGTAACTACTACGTCAAATCTTCCTCTCGGAGAGTTTCTGCAGTGAGCCGCTTATAGGTAGAAATGTCACCAGTCTCTTCGTCTGCTACTTCAGCATAAACGATTGAACAGGTTAAGATCTCACGAACTTTCTCTTTGATATTATCAAAGATAAGCTCGATAGTTTTGATCCTGTTGCTAGTAGCAACCCTTTCAGTAACACGATACTGAAGCTCTGTGATCTCTTCCCCTAATAGAGGAAGTTCACCATAGAAAGTAATCTGCTTAGCTTTAACACCAAGCACAGATCCTCTCTTAGCTTCAGTAGAATTGTAGAAACGGTAAAAACCGTTGTCTTCATCGCGCTCTGATACATTCTTAAGTTCAATATTCAAAATTTCCATAATTGTAGGATTAAGTTAATGAACTTACAGCACCATCATCTCGATGGGCCGAAGCTCCAGTAATCAACAAAGGCTTTTGAAAGGGCATCTATTTATTTGTTATATAACAGTTGAGCGATAGATAGTAATGAGAGAGAGAAGCAACTGCTCCTCCCTCTTCTTATTTATCTACTGCTTATGCGTATTCAACATATAACGCAAAAGCTTCTTCAGCTTGTTGAGCAAGAGCTAACTCACTCTCCTCTTCAAGCTCCTGGTACATCTCGAGAACTAGCTGATCTTCAGCCATTACCTCTCTTCTATACTGACGACTCTTAAGGTATAATTCAAGTTTAATCATACCTGCAAGTGTTAAGCCAGCAAGCACTGAGAAGAATACAATTGTGTGAATAAGTGTAATCGTAACTAATAACATAATGTAAGTGGTTATAAAGTGTGATAAACGGATACTATCCATCTATGGGTGAGAATCCTCACTCCAGTACTCAGCAAGGGCTAGTAAAGGGCATCAAAAGTGACCCCTAGGGGGTAGGTCAACTCGAAGAGTTTACCGGGGGGTTTTAGTTAAGGTGCCTACCCTCTCTCTACACGCACATCGATTTTTGATTTTAGGGGGGCTATTTTTTTATGCAAAATTTTTTTTGAGGGTACAGGGATTCATAACCTCACTGACGAGGTTTTTTAAAAAATAGGAACCTTTGTGTTTTATAAAACTGTAAACGAAAGGATAAAAGTGGTAGCCTAAGGGTGGCGAGGGAATCCTTGACGAGCGTATTACGCGAAGTTAAGCTTTTTTATTTAAGTTTCAAGAGTAGACTATACGAACGGTAATTATTTGAAAGCTAATGTTCTAAGGGAGTCCCTTTTAGTACCTAGCTCCCTTCCTACAGTAAAGAGGTGCTTAGCGTCTTCAGGTGAAGGTAAAGGTATAGGTCTTAGGAGTTCTGTAGTGTAGTTCATGCGGGTAGGAGTAGCTAGCTGGTTCGTAGGCTGGCTCGTAGGCTCTTTTGTAATGTAACCTGAGAATAGATCTCCTACGTTCTTAACATACTGCCTAAATACACCTTCTGAGAATACTATGTTTTCTTGGTTAATCCAATCAAGGCCTACCATCATCAGGATGTTACCTTCTTTATCTCTATAGATTAAAGCAGCAGCATGCGTGATACCTAAGTCTTTCATTAAGGATCTAGCAGCTAAGTCTTTTGTATCTTCCAAACTTGTGCCTAGTATCTCTTCTTTTATGATAGACTCTATCTGCAGAGCAAATACACTTAAGGGGATATTCTGCATCTGTAATGCAATCTTCTGTATGCCCGGAGCTGTAGATTCATAGTCTAAAGAGGACCTCTGTTTATGTTTAGTCAAAGGGTCTCTAGATAAGTAGTTCTGGCCGTTATGAAACATGTAGATGAAAGCGCGTTGAGCTCCCATACTTACTCTCATGTCTTCAAGAACTCCATAGATGAGTACGTCTCTATTCAAAGTTCTTTCTATAGGGTTATTTTCTAAAGACTGTTTCAGCATGTAAGTGCTTATAGGAAGTCTGTAGACGTACAATAAAAATAGGATACCTATGATTATAAGTATCCCATATTTCATTTTGTTGAGCTGGTTTAGTAATCCAGTTGCTTTGATAAGATCAAGGGCCATTAGTACTTACTTTAACTATGTTTTTAAGACCCTTGTTTATCAAGGATCTGTAATCACTATGGTAACAGGCTCTATATTGTCAGCTAGTAAAGGGTAAACTTTCTTATAAAAAGCTTCAAAAGCAGCACCGGAGCTCCCTAAGAAATCACCGTTCTGCCCTTGGTTAGTGAGGCTGTTACCCAGTAGAATACAGCCATCAGTGTGATCGTCCGTGTTTCCTACGTGAATATACACAAATTCAAAACCTGGAACATCTAGTAACTGAATATGCCATCTAAACCAAGAGTATTTATCTCTGTAGTCTAGGGTTTTAGGGGATTCTACTTTTCTAAGGCCTAGCTTGTAAGTACCTGCCGGTATCCTAGTTTCTCCTCTAACTTTAACTACTTGTGCCTGGTCCTCTAGACTAAAGCACTGAAATGAACCGTCTACTCTGACATAACCCATAGTAGATTCATTGTCTTCTGCTATTCTAATATCTTCTATAATCATTTTCCTGTTGTTAATTTGCTTTTTATTAAAGTTGCTAATACGTTACTGCATGAAGGACATTTAGGATCTTCACAAAGCTTAGTGTCTTCTTTGTACTCTATCTCTTCTCCTTTTCCTTTGCAGAAAGCTGTAAATAAGACAAGCCCTGCAAAAGATTCATCAGTAGCTCCCCTCTCTTTCAACATCTGCTTCCAGTTTAATGAAGTGCCTGTACTATGATTAGCTGTACCAAAAAAGTAGTTGTGTTGTTTATTTGAGTCATTATACCTTGACCAAGATTCTCATTTAAGTATTGCGGGGTAAGAGAGGAACTAGAGTAGTTACTTGTAGTTAGGCCTATAGGCCTAAAAGCTTCTGAAGGTGTGATAGGATAAGTAATGTCGATTGTAGGTCTTCTTTTTTCACCATACATAAATACTTCTTCTCTAGCTTCGAGCACCTTCACATACTCTTCAGGTAAACTGATACCGCTTATTTTGTCTGACATTGTCCTGTTTTAAAAATGTTACTTAAATTTGTAGTAATTTATAATTTTATATACCTTAGTGCAAGCTAAATAATAAAAACTATGGGTACCCGAGGGGAAAATAGACATAAGAAAAAAGTGGAAAGTAAGCAGGAGGCTTGGAATAAGCTGTATTTGAAGAATTTGACTACTGAGTACTCTAACTTGATAGACTCTATCATGGATGGTTACTGTCAGAGACTCAATAGACACTTAAGCAAGGTTTCCCCCGAGCATCTCGCTGAGATAGGCTATGATCACATAGATATAGCAGTATCGGATCTTTGGGAAGTGCCTACAGAAAAGGTGATAGCTCAAACCCTTGCGACCAGAAAGCACAAACTAGACCCTGAAGAAAAGGTATACTTCTTTAGAGTAGCTAGAAGACACATGCTAAAAGGGGCGATCGTAGAAGAGCAGAATATTTTTGCAAACATGAGTTACAAGTCAGAAGGTATAGAAACCAATAACGAGGTAGAGATCATTACAAAGTGTTCTTTCATAGGATCGTTTGCTGAAAAGGGAATAGAGTACCTGGAAGCTGAAAGACAGACTAAAAAGATTCAAGTAAATGCATAAGAGTATTAAAAACCATAGTGCCAAGAAAAGTTACCATATCCAGAGAGTTGTTGGACGCAACTTTCAACAGACTTTTAAACGAGAGGTTACTCTCTAGTAGGGAAGTAAAGCAGTTAGAAATCAGAACTGCTGTTAGAGATATTCTACACTATAAATTTTAAACTAGCTGTCCTTCAAAGACAGCTTTTTTTACAGCTAAGCAAATGGAAAACCTTAAAGTCATCAAGATCACTGATGAGGCGAACTACGTCAGAATTGTTTCTACTCTCTTCCCTGGAGGGTTGACAAAGGCAGAGATGAAGATCATAATCTTGCTTCTTACCCTTTATAACAATCAGGATGAGAAGGTGATTACTCAACAAATGAAAGAGAGGGTTCGTATATCTCTAGATATCTCTTCTCAAACTATGCATAACTACTGGGCAGGTCTTCGAAAGAAGAAAGCAGTCATAGGGAAATACAAGGACTACACTTTTAATGATATCTTCATAGGTAAAGGATTAGTTGTAAAATACGATGTCGGATAATAGCAGAGAGCCTATAAATGATGAATTGTATAAGGAAGTAGCTTCTGAAATGGACCTGTCTGCTAAACTAGTTAAGGATATTGTAGTTACTCAGAGCAAACTTACAGCTCAAGTAATGGCCGGAGGTACTTTTGATTCTGTAAGGTGGTCCTACCTGGGAGTATTCAGAGCCAAAAAGAAGATAGTGGCTATTCTTAGCTATACTAAAGGCCTAACTCCAGAGCAGAGGAGCTTCTTTAAAAGACTCCGGTTAGCACAAGGAGCTAAGAAGTATAGGAAGCTGAAGGAAGAGAGTATTAAAAAGAAAAAGAGATAAGGGAAGGGGAAAACTTGGAGAGTACCCAACAAGCTAAACAACTAAAACAAGTGAGATACGCTTTACTGTAAAAAGTAAGGTGTACCTTGCTTATATTGATTGGGTAGCTTTTGATAACATGTCATTAGCAGAAAAAAGGCGTCATGAACTTATTTAAGATAGAAGACTACAAACCGGTACCTACGGATGAGTTGTACTACATAACTCAATTCAACAAGCTTCTTTCTCTGCAGTACAACAAGCAAGCGGGAGATACACAAGGTAGATTACGCGTAAGAGGGATGAAGGAACTTACTTTTATCTACTTTTCTTGCGATTATAGATCTAAGTTTTCAGACTATAGTGATAAGCAGAGAAGAGCAAAAGCTTTGGAAGCTGCCGGGTTACCTGAAAACCACCCTATAAGTTCCGAGCTTTTCGAAGCTTGTGAGTTCTATAAAGAGATTGTAGTTACTCGACCTATCAGGATGCTCTTAGCTGCCCGAGGTAAAGTAGATAATCTTACTGAGTACTTCGAAGTGCTAGAGCTTACTGAAATTAATGAAATTAACGGAGAGCTTAGTATAAAAGAAGATGCTGATGCAAAGTCTCTTATGGCTAATATTGCAACTCTAGCAAAACTGCTTAAAGGTTTAGACGACTTAGAAGAGCAGATTAAGAAACAAGAATCTGATGCAAGTGCTCTAAGGGGCGATGCACAACCTGGAAGATTACAGTAATGTTTGTAAACACTCACCTATTCTCAGAGACTGCTAGACACAAAACCAAACACGGTTTCTATTGCGGTGCTCCTTCAGGTTCCAAGGAGTATGATGACTTCTGGAAAGAAGAAGACCGTAGATCCACAGAAGGTTACACGGTAGGTGGTGTGAGAATAACCGGACAGCATTATTTCTTCCTGAACTTCAAACAGCTTGATGTAGTACTAAATCCTAATAACCCAGCTTCGGAGAAAGTAAGAACTTTCCCTAAGTTTTGGGAGCAACATTATGAATTCTTCCACGCATTAGAAGTTGCTGAGAAAGCCGGCCAGCATTTTGGAATACTAAAGCCTAGGGGTACAGGCTTCTCAGAGATAATGTCTTCTACAGGAGTAAGAGACTATACACTCTACAAAGGCTCCAAGAGTTTCTACTTCGTATCTAATGAAGGCTTCCTAAACAAAGATGGTATTCTAACAAAGTGTTGGGATCACCTGGAGTTTCTAAGTCAAGAGACTGAGATGGCCTATAGGCACTTACGCCAAAAGAAAGATCAGGATCTCCACAAAAGAGCCTCTATGGTTGATAAGAAAGGTAACGAGTCTGGATATAAATCAGAGATTATCGGAAGAGTTATCGACCATGAAAGAAAGGTTCGTGGAGCTAGAACAGGTACTAGAGGAAAAGTATACTTTGACGAAGGTGGTTCTTTTCCACATCTTAAATCTGCTCTTGTAGCTACTCGACCTCTAGTAGAGCAAGGAGGAGTAACCACCGGCCAAATTGTAGTTTGGGGAACTGGTGGTGAACAAGGTATAGGTATCGATGGATTAGAGCACATGTTCTATCACCCGGGAGCTTATAACATTTTCAGTTTCGATAATAAATGGGATGAAGATAGAGCAGGTACAAGATGCGCGTACTTCTTTCCTGTGTATGCAGCCATGGATAGATTCATGGATGCTGATGGAAATGCATTAAAAGAAGCAGCTAAACAGAGTCACGACGCAGAGAGATCTCGTATTAGAGCTGAGGATCCTGATACTGAAGATAAGTATGTAGCGGAATATCCTTACACACCTGCTGAGGCGTTATCTAGATTAAATGATAATCTCTTTCCTGTAGCTGAACTTCAAAGACAGTTACACAGGGTTAGAACAGATAAAGGAATCCAAGGCTTCTTAAAGCACGGTACTATAATTCAGACAGAAGGAGGGAAGTTTAAGTTTGTGATCCAAGCTGACGCTAGGCCTTTGAAGAGGTATCCTCACGAGCCTTCAGTAAAAACAGATGGTTGTATTACCATGGTAGAGGCTCCTTACAGAGACCAGTTAGGTAATACACCTACTGGAATGTATACTATAGTTGTGGATCCTTACTACAAAGATGAATCAAACTCTAGTGTTTCTTTAGGTAGTTTCTATGTCTATAAGCACATAAACAACATTTCTGAGTCTGAAGATGATATTTTAGTTGCCTGGTACACAGGAAGACCTAAAACCTTAGAAAGATTCTACCACTTGTTATTTAATACTGCTCAGTTCTATAGCGCTAGTATTCAATCAGAGATAGCAGGTGGAGGTAAAGGCGTTTTAGATCATGCTCGAGTTAGGAAGTTACTTCATCTGTGTGAAAAAGAACCTGACATCTTATCTGACA